CCCCCATTGTTTGCTACAAGTTTGTTATACTTACGCTGGTCTCTGCGCTTTGGGCGCTCCTTTTTGTACCCCTTCCTCTTTCTAATTTTTTGTGGTCTGCCTAACATCCTCATTCCTCCTTTTTAAAATTAAGGGGCGGGGCTGGTGATCTCCCTGACTTGTCACCAATCTCAGGCTGGTCGTTATTACCGGACGGGATTATTCATCCATCAGGGCCAGCCCCTTTAGTTTCCGACATCGAATTTTTTAACTCCATCTTTCAGGGTTTCCCGATCAGTCCTGGCATAGATCAGGGTGGTCTTGAAATCAGAATGGCCCATCAGCTCCTGAATGGTGGTGAGAGCCACTCCCTGTTTAATGAGGTAACAGGCCCCAAAATGTCTAAAATTGTGCATGGCTCTCCCGTGAGTCCAGCCACACGCCTTGAACGCCCTGCCTACGGACGAACACACAGCCTCGGCTCTCATATTAGGGAACCACCGGCTATCACCTAAGAGTGGTACGGGGATACCTTGGAAGGCTTCTTTCAGTCTGTTAGTCATCGGCACAAATAGGGGGGCTTTGTTTTTGTAGCGGGTTTTCCTGCGGGTATAGGTGATGCCGGCGTCCGGCCCACTAAATACAACCTGGTCTTTTGTGAGGTGCAGTAAATCAGAGAGGGGCATTGTTGAATACATGGCGACATGGGCAATGCCTTTATACTTGCTCCGTCGTGGCCCGGTGCTCAGGTCTTGAATGACCGCGTGGGCCAATTCTTCTGATACAATTTGGGATCCATCGAATTTCTTTCCGGGTCGCAGGACCAGGCTCTTATAATCTATTTTCAATCCCAGCTCGACAGGGACCCGCATGATCGACAGCGCGGTGGACTCAACATATTTTTCCGAGAGCCGGACAGCCCATGCCTGAATATCAATCTCATGCAACCGCTTTCCGGAGAACTCCGGGACCAGGTGATTCTTTAAATTCATTAATTTGTTTTTTTTGTCAACCGGGGGGTCGTATTTGGCCACCAGGTCATCAAACTTGACGAGGTAAAACTGATAACGGCCTTCCCGTATCAGCATAAAAATTTCCGCGAGACGTTCAACCGCAATTTGCTGATCTTCGGTTTTCAGCGAGTGCCTTAAATGGATTTTCATATAAGAACAATTCGCATACCAAATGCGGCCCTTCTTTTTAATCAAGTCTGCCATAGGTATCCCCTCTTGTTTATAGCGGTGACTATTCACCAGCCAAGCGGGTAAAGATACCATATTGGGATTTTTGATTTCTTGAATCATATTTAAGACCTTAATAGGTGCCCGGTGGGATTCGAACCCACAAACCTTGCGGCAAAACTAACAAAAAATCCGCAAGCAAGGGGGCATGAGCCCCAAGGCTTTGCCTGTTAAGCTACGGGCTACTCGTTTAATCATTATTTTTATACGCTCTCCTGCGAGAGCCCTTTAACTGCGTGTCGATTTCAGGGACATATATTTTCCCTCCGTTTACTTCTCGGCACATCCACAAGAAGCCCTCTGCACCAAATTTTTTCACAAACAGTTTCCAAGTCATCTGGTCTGCTGTCCTGCACTTCATATCCTCAATCTGGAAACCCTGTTCAACCTTGTCCATTAGGCCCCTTTTTATTAAAGGTGAAACATAGCGGGGGAGTTAGGTTGCTCCCCCTTTATGTCCTGGGTTAGTGTGGTCGACCCCGCCGCCCCGGGTTTAGCGAACACCTCCGACCACTGAGGTTTTTGTTAAAACGGGATATCATCGTCCGGGTTATCCCGATCAACGGGATTCAACTGGCCAGCGGCGGCCTTCTCAACAATTTCTTTCATCGCACGAGCTGGCAGATAATACTGGTTCTGCGCCTTATAATTGGTAAGACAATATGCGTCCCTGGCTGCATCAGAAAACCCGGCATCCTTGAACTTGTAATAAAGCAGCCCTGCTTGTTTCTTGGTTACTCGCGCCTCCCCGTCCTCAGTGAGCTTCTTTTCTGTTGAGGAAGTTTTGGTAGTGTTGGTGTTGGTGGGCGCGGTGGAGCTGTCATTGTCCCCGTACTTTTCTTTTAATTCAGCGACATATTTACTATCGTCCCAGTCACCACCAAAAATATCGGCACTCATTCCGATCAGCTGGGAGGCCTTGGTAATTGCGTCAGTAAGGCTCTTCTTTGCGGCATCGTCATCCGTATAAGGACCGGAGGAATAATTCCCCGAAAATGTCGTCCCGCCGTACCCGGGTATCAGCGCAGACCTTTTGCCATCCAGCTCATACCAGAGCCCAATCCTTACAGAATGAACAATATCTCCATTCTTTCCGGTCTGCCAGGTCTCATCCTGAACCTCAAAGCACCAGCCAATGCCACAAGGGCCAAACTGTTTGGTCAGCTTTTCATATATATAATTGGGATTAATGCTATCCCCTTTATATTTCTTTCCAGTTATTTTTTTAGTCCTGTTCGGATCTGTCTCTTTGAGAGCATCCCAAATTTTCATGTTTTCAGACATTATTTTTCTCCTCCTGTTCCCATGCGTCGCAATCCAAATAGGGCCTCTCTTCAGAAATTGTAAGGTCGGCGTTGAACATCAGGATTCTCGCCCAAGGAGGGGAGCCGGCTACACCCCAATCGCATGTAGATCCTTCAAAATTTGCATAGGTACAATCCAGACAACTCTTTTTTATTTCCATCCTTACCTCCTAAAACCAGTTATGTTTACGAGCCGCGAAGTACGCCCACACCATGCAGGCGCATCCTACCGGCCCTATAATGAATATCTCGTAAGCTTCAAATACCATTTGTATCCCCCCTATTTTCCGGCGCCGCCTTTGACTTGTTCGTAAAGTTTTACTACATCATCTTCGTGCCATAGGTGCATCCCCGGGCACTCGTAGAAATCACCCGCCTTCTTCTCAAAGCCCTCATCAGCGAGGAACTCTTCGAAGTCATCTTCTTCTTTGGATTGGTTTCCTAAATGGCTCATTAGCTACCTCCATGTCGGTTAAGAAACCGCCTTGACCCACCAAACGGAATGGCAGGCTCCTTGTAAGGAGTTATTGGCGGAATGATTATTTCAGGCTTCTCCTTTAAACACTTTTTGCAAGTGGTCTTGCCCCAGTCATGGGTAGTTGTGCGCGAGTAAAGAGATCCGCACTCAACATTGGATAGGTTTGGCGCAGGGGTAGGCCCATCCAGTTCTTTATGGATAAGTTCTTTTTTCATTAGAAGTCACCATTGTTATGGCCGGCCTCACGCATGCGGTCGTCATCGGACATTGTTTCGCCCATTTCGTCCATGCGATCCTCATAGCCTTTCTCGGCGTGTTCATTTAATCCGGACAAGTCATCTATCGCCGCAGAGAGGTCATCACTCAAAAGAATCAGCTGGGTGCTATAATTCTTCACGGCTTTAACTTCTTTCTCTGTTTCCGGACTATTAATATCTTCCGGAAGTCCCTCTACGTCGTGCAGATTTTTAGATAGCTTAAGGATTAAACTTTCGATATTATCTCGGTGCTCATTCCATTCCGCGTCAATGTTTCTTAGCTTTGGTCGTTTCATTTCATTCACGGTGTTCTCCTAAGTATTTGATTGACAATCCTTAAATAGTGTGGCAAAAATAAAAGGCCAACTGCAAGGTACCCGTGGACAGGTTATGCAGTTGGCCTTTTGGACCGGCATGGGATTGCTCCCGGAGCCGACTTTTTTATTTGATTTAAGCGCGTACCTCATAATCAACCTGTCCATATCTACAATAATAAACATTTTTAAACTAAATGCAACATAAATTCTACTTTTTTCTATGAAAACCAAACAAGAAAATGTTGCGGATGTGTTAGAGGGTTGGTTAAGGGATTTGAAAATGGGTACACAAACAGAACTTGCGCATTTTTTAGAAGTGAAACCAGCCGCAATTACAGCTGCAAAAGCGCGTGGTGTCCTACCTAAAAATTGGGTAAGGAAAATAGCTCAATATAGGTTAGAATCCGGTTCCGAAGAAAAACTCCACCTAGAGGGGGTGATACAAGGTCTCAAGATTGCGTTGGATAAGGCTCACCAGGAAATTATCAGGCTTTCACGAGAAGGGGCATTTGCAGAATTTCAAAAAAAAACCTCCCCGCAAGAATCTGGAGGACAGGCAACTGAATCTTTTTCCGCAGGATGAAATTATCGTGCTGGATAAATTTAGAAGTAAAAAATAAACTTTTATAGATTCAATTTCGTAATCGAGCCACACTATAGATGGATTGATTTTAACCATGCCTTCGGGCAGAAAGGAAACACATGAAAAGAGGTATTTTTGCTTTACTTATCGTAGGACTTTTAACCCTCACAGGTTGTGACGGGGATGATGGCAAGAATGGGGTCAATGGCCTTGTGGGCCCAAGTGGGATGGATGATCTTCTCTCCGGTACCAAGGGCGACGTGTATGATTCAGGTCTGCATAAAGTCTCAGCGGAAATTGCGGACTTAGTGCAGGCTGTTAAAGATGCCAAGGTTGCTCTGAAAGCCGCTGAAGAGAATGTGGTAGCTAAACAGACCCTTCTGGACAATGCCACAACCTCCGGAGCTGCCGCAGCACAGACTGCTCTCGATACCGCTACAGATACGCGGGATACGGCATTAACTACGTTGAGTGATGCTGAGGAAGCTCTCGCTGACGCTAGGGATGAAGATGCAGAGTAACCGATGGAACTTGTAAGGCAAACTAAACTATCCCGTTTGGGGGCCTTTTCCCCGGCCTAGTGGCCGGGGGCAAGTTCTACTTTTTATTTAATTGTTTCTTGATATCTTGCAGGTGGATCATTATATGTTTTTGCGCCTCATCAAACTGTGCTTTCGATACCATCCTGGTATCTACATACAAGAGTATGGTTATGAGAAGACCGCCCACTCCCATAAGGAGTGCCTTCCACCGGACGTACCCGTTTTCCTTTATTTCTTCCACAATAGTCTTCCCTTTATGTTGGACCACTGTGGCTCCTTTGGTGGGTAGCTGGTCATCCAGTGGCACGTTATCCGCGTGTCGGTTCGGGCGAGTCCACGCCCGGCCTACTCTCTACTCTATAATCTCCATGCAAAAGTTATTTGAAACTTGGCCGGCCTTAGCGTCTAGCTCTATCCCTGAGTTTTGATATATATAAACTGAAAAATAATCCCCCGCGCTCACCGGAATAACCACACTGGTAAAAGACTGTATTGTCATCCGAGAGGCGTCAACAGCTTCTTGGGTGCCACCTATATTACCCGGATAAGCACTTGATCCCTTTTTGTATAAATAGATGCCCCGGTGCCCAGCGGCATTCATTTCCCATGAAATAAGCGCCGACATCCTTACTTTGGAAACTCCGCTGGGGACAAATAAGCGCTTGGTATTTGTAGACGAATCAAAAATATTATCCGTGTCATAAACCGTTATACTCCATGGCTGTTCCTCAATGGTGGCATTGGCTACTGGGTTGTCACCGCCGTTGTAAACCAAACAACCACGGAATGCAGGCGGTCCTGGTAGAACAGCTAGATCATAACCATCCCCCGCAGTATTTACCTCTAATATCTTCCCCGTATCTCCCGAGTCAATGTCTGGGAGGTTATTGGTTGCGGCAGATTCCGCCGCTTCCGCCGCTGAAACTCCAGCCGCATCTTCGGAGGCCTTTGCATTGTCTTCTGATACCTGAGCGTCCGCCGCTGATTGTGCGGCTTCTGCGGCACTCGTACCCGCCGCATCCGGGTCCCCTTCTGTCATAACAATCTTGAAATTCCCGCCGCCGCTATCTTCAAAAACGATCCCGCGCCTATCAACAGGCTGGGGAAGGTTCCTATCAAGGTTTGTTCCTACGCCGGGGTCTTGGCGTATGGTATCCTCAGCCTCCATTGAAATGTCTTGACTGATGCGTATGCCATTATCAAAGTCTGGGTTGACCGTAACGGCTTGGAACTTCCCAGAAGCAGGGTAGTTGTTCTCCCTGTCAATCAGAGTATTCCGCGAGAGAGTCCATATATCACCGGCTGTCAGAGTGTATCCCGTGGGCGTGATTGTGCCACCCCCGTTATTTCCCAGCCCACTCGTTACGCTGTAATCAACTCCCTCTACTAATGGGTCGGAAATAGCCTTTGTGGTTCCGTCTTGGACAACAACGACAAGATCCTCTCCGGCCTCAAGATACCAGAGCCAGTTGACGGTTACGGTGCTTCCGGTAATCTCAACCTGGTTGCGCGGTGTTTGGGGTGGTACGCTCATTGTCTTCCTCCTAATAAGGCTCTAACGTCAGTCTGCGGTGCAGCCTCTTCTTCTTCAAAGAATGGAAAGGCGGCGTCACCCGGCGTGGTATCCACTTGAATAGCCGCAGCTTCGTCACTGGTTCTTAATATATGATCTTTCGTAAAAATCCGATTTAATAAATCCGGGTACTGGCTCTTCATTTCCTGCCGGCCAAACTGGCGAGACTTCCGGATAAGCTCTCTAATTAAATTTGCCTTCATTCCATCGGGCCCAGCAGAGAGAGAATCGAACCCGCTAGAGTTCACTAAAGTGTGTATCTGTGAGGCATAGAATTCCCCCGATAACCTCTGGTACTCACTATATTCAGACCGGGTGAGCTCAACTCCGTCAATATACTTCCCGACCCGTGTAATTGGGACCTGATTCTCTCGGATAACGGTGCTCGGCTTGTCTTTTTTCTCAATGCTGGCCCAGTTTGGTGAAAGAAAATCAAGGGCTGTCCATACTTGCGCCGGGCTCTTAATTTCATTCCCTTCCAAGTCCCTATCGAGGGGCAAAGAAGCAGAAAGACCAGGCGTGACATTCCGGAACTGGGCAAACGTATTATCCATCCAAACATTGTAAGGCTCTGAAATACCAGGGAATTCTGATACGTCTGGATCCCCGGCCGCTGTTCGGAGCACCCTCAAATTAGGGTCTATCGCCCTGGCCATCCCCCTTGCAAAGCTAGAGTAAGGCGCTAAGGAGGGCAGAAAACGCTGCAGCCACCCCTCAGGCGTCTTAACTGGGTTGGTCGGGTCAATCGCCCCTATCGCATCAAAGAGGCCTCTAAGGTATCTCTCGCTGCTCAGGTGCTGGCCCAAACCAATGACAGCGCTGCCTATCATAAACTCAGCATCGTCCTGTCCCAGGTGGTTGACAATCTCTCCAATATTCGCACCCCACGAAAACAGGTTCCCAATCGGGTCCAGTTTGTCGTAGGCCACATAGGCATCACCCATCTTGATAGAATATGGGCGCCATCCTGTGGCCCTCATGGCTCTCTGCATGTCTTTATTATCTGGGCCTGCCCCAGTAATCAGTCCCTCATGGGCAAGTGTGCCGACCGTCATCATTAGAGTGGATCCCATGGTCATCCGGCCCCAAGCCTCTGCGGCCTCCGGGCCTCCCTTGCTGACAGCATCTCTCCAGCTTTTAGCTGTCCAGGCAAACGGCGATCGCTCCCACGATCGTAAAAGAATCTGGCTGGGCGTGTTGATAAATGGAACCACGAAACGGCCCATCGGAACCTGTCTCAACGCATGGACACCAGCTTGAAAGCCAGGCCCCATCCTGTTGGTGAAGGTTATGTAGTGGGCCTTGTCCATAGAATCTGCATGGATAGAATCCGGTGGGTTGTCGACAATCTCACGAACCCGGGCTTCTCGAGTAAGTCCATCCAATCCTTCGGCGCTGGCCTTCCTTTCGGCAAGAGCAAACAGTTCCATATAATATCCGACAGCCTTGGAGGCTTTATCCTCCATCTGCAGGGCCTTGGTGGGCAATCGAATGAACTTCCCGAGCATGTTCACCGCGTAGGCTCCGCTGCTTCCCGGGTCCAGACCCATGGCCTCAGAAGTTATGGCCTCCGGATAGGCAATATCCAGTTGGCGTTGACGCTCAAACTCTGTGTTTAAATGGCCCGAGGTCGGATCCTTCGCACCGTTCCGTGCTAACCGGTAAGCATTCCTCATCCCTTGGGCATATCCATAAGCCCGGGAGCTCGCCTCTTCCCACGAAACCTCACCCTTCATAAAGGTCTTCGAAATCCCGGCGTTCCAGAACCCTTCTGCCAGTGAATACGCAGAAAATATATTGGTGCTCACAACATTCCTGAAGTGACTCCCTACTCCGGACAGGATGCCATTGATAAAGACCTCGTAAATCATATCGGTAACGCCCGGCTTGTTGTACTCGCGCAAGAGCTTGTTGAGCATGGTCGGGTCATCGTTTGCCAGAAGGTAAGCCTTCCCGCGTTCCAGTATCTTGGCGGTACCACCCCCCGATCGGATAGCATCCTCGATGTCCTGAATACGCTCCCGGCTGGTAAGAGGTAGCCCTTGCTGTCTTCGCGCTTCACGAATAGACCGGAGAGTACGACCGGCCGCAGACGTTGACTGTTCGAAATGAGTCACTACCATGTGATTAAATATTTCAGCTTCATGCGCCCGGGCCACATCAGCGTCTGTAGCATCAGGCATCAGCGCAATCCGGTGACGGTCAATCTGCATCTGCCTGGCGCTGGCGAGGATCTCTGTGAAAGCCGCCACTTCTTCAGGGTCACGGAACCCAACCGGGCCACCGAGAGTTTCTTCCAAGTCTCGGAGCCTGGTCTGGGCACCCTCATTCCATTCCGTAAGAGTCTGCTTATCTCTCTTCTTGAACCCGTTTAAAAGGGCTCTGAGTTCCAGAGTTTTCCTGTCCACCAGTTCACCGATTGGATCATCACCCTCCAGCGCACTTATGTTTATAGACTCACGCGGTTCTGTGTTCCCAAGGTCTGCACCTTTGACCATGAAGTTTTCGGCCCGTTCCATCTTCACGCGGAACTTATCACCAGGAGACAATTCTCTCAGCTTCCCCTTGGCAGCGGCGCGCATGAACTCTACAGAGTCTTCAAACTTCTGCAGGGCTTGAGTCCGTTGCCGGCGAGTACCCAACTTCGGGTCAATTAATACCTGACGCAATTTCAGAGCACGTTTTTCTAGTTCTTTAATAGCCTTTCTTTTTATCTTTCCGGTTTCGGCTTTCAGTTTTGTGCGCACACCCTTGGCACGTTTAACTTCTTCTTTCGCGGCATTCAGAGCGCGTTGGTTGGGTTTGGTTTTCTGTGCCTGGAGTTCAAAATCCAAAGACTTCTGGGCCTGCTCCAATACACTGTTTACCTCACCGGTAGCCTTTTGGTTGGCAACCGCTTCCACATTCGCGTCAAAAATATCACCGGTCTCGGCCAGGTCATTGTCGGTTTTCTTGAGGCCTTTAATCTGCTGTCGGATAGCCGGTGTATCAAACTGTGATTCGGCAACCTCTATCCCGCGTATAAATTTAGTGAGCAACGTATCAAACTGGACCAGCGCCTCGCGGCCCAGAGGCTTGGCGTCCAGGAGGGCCTCATCAATCACGCTTCCCAGCAGGTCGGTGAACTCAGTGATTTCAGCAGGCAGTGGATCCGCATTCGTTTTAGGCTGAAGGTCCAACCGGTTTCGCACCCGGGACGGAACCTGGTCCCCGGTCAAGAGCGGTTCATTGGAAGAACTTTTAAATACCGATTCGGTGAGCTCGTCCGGGACCTCGCGTTCTGCGCCGGCAGCCATTCTCATAATATCGTCAGCAGTTACAGAGGACTCGTCTGCCTTGGGCTCGCCCTTGCCTGCGGGCGCGGCCTCAGAAGCATTCTTCTCTAATGTGATTTCAGCATCGGCCTTAACCTCAGGCGGATTCTTTGGGGTCTCAATAGGAGGCTCTTCAATCTTGGGCCCTCCGCTGATATTCATGGTTTCCTGTGGCGGAGCTTCCGGATTAATCCTTCGGCTCTTATACATCCTGAATACACCCATCAAGGCACCAGCCATGGTCCCTAACGCGGCTCCTTCCAGGACATTCTTTAGGCGGCCCTCCCATTCCGTTTCATTATCCGGATTATTATCCGCAAGATAGTCAGGAACAATCTGAGAAAGGCCTGGAATTTGATTGAGGTAACTGGACAATCTATCTTCATGCGGGTCAAATACAAACGCGGTAGCAATCCCGCCAGCTACTTCAGCTTGGAATATATCTCCCGCCAACTTTTGAACCTGGTCGGAGAAAAGACGCGGGTTCTTGCGCTGGGCTTTCGCCAACATATTGGCGGTCCCCTTGGTGAGAAACAAATTTTTGGCACCCGCAACAATAGCTTTGGCCGGTCGCTGCGCTCCTATAAAACCAGTGAGGAATTGGAATGTACTTCGAATCAATCCACCGGTCACACTCTCCGGAGCATCGGTGGTATTAATGTCAGGGATAGCAAACTGCGCTCCAAATAAAGAGCCAATGTCCTCAACAGTATCACCGGTCTCATTGACAGCATCAATCACTCCACCGGCTGCCTGCATGGGAGAGTTAGCCAGGCCGGTCCCAATGTCACCGAGCACAGCTCCAAGGAATGACTGGGTAGCATCGTCATTAGACGCGCCCAGGGAAGGCCCCATAGACTCGGGCTTCTTCTGGAAGTTTGGCGGTGTCTGGAGGATAGTGTTCAGCTGATTGTTGACATCCTGCGTGTCGACCCGCGTCCTGAAAGCCTTGAACTTCTCAGAGAAATCATCTTCTGGTTTAGGATAGGTTCCTAAGGGCATATATTAATCTCCACCATAAAAGTCAGCAATATTTTGGAACGACCGTTTAAGAATCTGTGCCTCTTCAGAATCTGCCAGCTTATCAAGCCCCAGAATTTCAAGCTCACTTCTGGCAGCTAAACGCTCCTTCTCTTTTCGCGCATCCGAGACAACTTTGTCAGCTGCTACCTGGGCATCGAATTCAGCGCGCTCCTTTGCATCAAACAAATCTATCCAACCTAAAATAGTTTTACGTTCATTGTTGACGACCGTTTTTGATAACGGCATTCTTTCTTCATCAATCACCAGAGCCCTGCTTGAAGTCAACACATCTGCAGGAGAAATTTTAGCATTAGGTTTGCTCGACCCATAAGGTGCTCGCATGGATTCTCGCATCTTGGCCGGCGCTGAAGAGACAGCCTGGTCTCTCATTCTTTCGTAAATCTGGTCAACGGTTTCAGTTCTGTCGGGGTCATTGGCAGCAGCCTCAAATTCAAGCATGGCATTATTTGCCAGGCGCACGGAGGCGGCCTTGTTCGCTGGTGTTTGAACGGTACCCACCGACACTGCTATCTCATCCCTTAAGGCGTTTAGCAACGTCCTGGTCCTGCCGGCGTCTTTGGTCTCAGCCTTCCCTTCTCTCGTATCAATCCCGTGCCTGTTCTGTCTTCGCAGTAACGCCTCGTCTTTCCATGCAAGTCGCCCCGCCTGTGAAGAAGAGTTTATAGCCTGTGTCGCATCTCCACCCGCATCAATTATTGAGTAAATATCTCGTGCAGTATCTGGATCCGTGAACTCCGGGAGCGGTCGACCAATATCTCTGTCTATCGCATCCCATTGGCCCGGGTTAATCACAGTAGCCTGTCGCAAGAGAGATAGCTGCTCTCTAAAATAGTCCTGGTCCTCGATGGTGAGGGTGCCACCATTGTTAGCCTTGGCTTCGTTCAGGAGTTCGATCTGGACAGAGGCCTGTTCTAGCTGGCTGAAGGTTCTATTCGTATCAATCTCTTGGTCTGCGGTGGCTTCCATCTTACTGAAAAAAGTTACATCGTCATCAATAAGAGCGCGCACTTTATCTTGAGCCCCTATTGACATGCTGTCCATGATATTAACTTCGGTCATATCATCGGCTGTTAATTCTTTTCCGGCTTTGACTCCCTTTTTTGGAATGACTTTCTTTAGGCCACCCTCACGAATAAAGTAAGCAGCCGTAGCTTTCTCATCGTCCGGCTGGTTCTTGTACCAACCAACCGCCTCAGAGATAAGGCCCTCATCCCTGCGAGCGGCTATCATATTGGCAATGGATCTTGCTATCGTTCCCTCCGGATCCGCAAGAGCCTGTAGACCCGCGACCCTCTCTATGAACATGGCGTCCTGAAATGCAACGTCTTGTCGGGAAGCAGCCCTCACTCCCTCGTCATCACTCTGCAAACCAGCATTGGCATTCCTCCAAAGGGCCAGGTCATTCCCCTGAAAAATCCCCTCGGTGGTGATAGCATTCTGTCGGTCAATATTTTTTACATTTTTATTGGCATCAGCAATAGCCTTATTGGCGCTGGCATCAAGAAAGGCCCTGTATCTTTTCCGAAGAGGGCCATCAGGAACATCAGCAGAAAACCCCTTCCACCAGCTATCCACTCCCTCCTTGATCTGGGCCCCATTATTCGGAAACTTGGCAGCGTTCCTAGCGACCGCATCCCCAATTAATATTTCATTCGTCTGCTGTTCAGTTCGCTGGTTTTGCTGGAACTCGCTGCGAGCTGTGTCTATAGCGAGGTTGCCCAACCCCACAAGAAAGTTGTTGAGTGGAGAGCCAGAGTCAGCGATAGACTGGGCCGGACGCTGGCGCGAGGACCCGACTGAGCTTTTTTTAGGTTTAAGTCCTAAGGTTGTTACTGCCTGTGCCATAAATATCCTATACGGAAGTTCTTTCTTTTTGAGCTTCTGCTCTTTCAAATTTAGCCTGACGGTACTTTTCTCCCGCGGCTATGGCTGCGTTTGCCGAAGTAACACCTACAAAGAAATCACGTTCCCTCTGCAGGGATTCATTGATTTCGAGAACAGAACCCTCAAGCCTCAATCCTCTGTGAAAATTATTCACGATATTGGCACCACGCGCTGAGGCAAGTTGCTTGTCGGCGTCCATGGCCTCTAGTTTTCCGTTCTTCACTTCCTGCTCCGCTTCAACCTCTAGAGACTTTGCATAAGACTCGCGGCTACGGGCACTCCCCAGGAGACTCTCGCGGCGAGCTTCTCTCTGTGCTCTCTGGGCTTTGTTTGAAGACCATACACTGAGGCCCAACTGCGCCACTCCTAAAGCTATCATCTGCCAAGCCATTATGCGCTCACCTCGTAATCAGTTCCGATTAGTGTCATGTCCAAAGGCTCTTCTCGTTTCTGGGTAAACTTGACGCGCCCATCCCGGTCATACCCTAAAAATCCCTTTAACTCTTTGGATCCGGTTTCCTGGGGAATAGCCACATCCAGAACATTAGGCAAGAACCTGAACGGGACCTGTCTCCCCTGGACATAGAAACCCTGCGTGTTAACGTATTTTATAAATATGGTAACAACACGCTTCTTCTTGCCCATTACTGTTCCAGATTTTAACACATAAGAAACCGGAAGTGTCTCTACAAGCACATTTACATCGTCTTCCTCTCCCTCAATGTCAGGAAAAGGCAGCCCTAGCTGGTAACTATATTTAGCGGTTTGCGGAAAAGTCAGGTCTCCATTCCCATCGACCGTGTAGGTCCCCTGTAACTCCCCGTCAATGATAAGCCCAACCGGTTCATGTGCCAATTGGAGCTGGTCGCTGACCCCAGCCACCGGCATATCAATATCGAATTCACAAATGGCCGCATCGAATTTTAGTTTGTCGTTGAATATTTCGATCCAGTCTGATTCTTCGCCTATCTGACTGTCGTTAGAGAAATCCAACTGGTAAGCTCTTTCGGTTTGAGTCCCTACCCACATTAAGGTTTTCCCGTTTGAGTTGAAACTCATTCCAAACGGGTTTGTGTCCAGGTGGCTAACGTCAATACTGTGGGTCCAGATAGCCGTGGAAGTGTCACCGTCTGTAGGCATCGTAAACTGGTAAATCTTGCTGTGCTGGGAGCCTGCGACAAAGAACCTTTTGAGGTCGTGGGACCATTTAACATCCTGCGGGCTCGTATCAATCTCAGACAGATCCAGCTCCATGTCCAGGAAGGTATACCCATCCCCAAAGGTCCATGGGGTATTCAACTCCCACCGCTTGATCTTATCGGCCCCGGTCGCCACAATGATAACTTGCTTCCCGGTGTCTCTATCAATATCGAATCCTGTACCGCTCGATAACTCAGCAGAGAAATCCAGGACATTTTCTGAATCCTCAACATTTCCATCTTTCAGCGTATTGGGCTCATCCAAATTATATTCCAGAACCTTGTGGTCATCCAGATCAACTATGAACATCTTGTGGCCATCGGGACTGAGCACAACATCTTTTGGGTTCGCTGTTTGCCCTCCAAGAAAAAAACTGTTCCCCGTATAAACAACGCGCTTCAAGCTGTCCTTGAAATTCAGGGCATACTCGTAAACACGGTCTCCCCTGTTATCTGTGATCAGCATTGTCTCGCCGTTAGAACTTAGTGCCACGCCCTGCGGGTTAGCATTTGAGCCTTGGAACTCGGTGAGGTTAAGGAAATAACCCGGGTCCTCTACGACCCCACCAGGCCATCTCTTCGCATGGAAATAGGTTGTCTGGTCAAGAACGGCTACATTTTTAAAATCCCCCTGTGTGGTGCGAAGCGCAGCGGCATTAATCAGCTGTGATTTTAATACCGTGAAGGCAATCAAGGAACCGTCTTCGTTCACTATCCAAAGATAATTTCCATCGGTTGTGTCCAGTGATTTTTTTAGCGCCATATCCACGGGATTGTTTATCAGGTGACTCCAGAATATAGACGCGGGGTCAGAATCATAGGCTTTGAAATTATCAATAAAATGGAATTCCCGAACAGCGCCGCCTCCCTTTTGCACATAATAGACAACACCGTCCACAGTGAATGGCTGGATACCAGGCTTTGACCCGACATCCGCAGTTTTACGAAAACTTATATTTCCGGGTGTTAGGGATTCAAGCGCCGAAGCTTCAGAATAGAATTCCGCGTTGTCACAAAGCAACTGAATATGGCGTCCAATGTGGATAGACAGAATTGTAGAAATAACACCACCCCCAAGAGTGGCTACAATTCCATAATCATCTGTCACCCCACCTGAGTTGAAGTCTGTGGTATCACCAGCCCTGCTGATATACAGGGTGCTGGGCCGCGCCGCTGTAGCAGCTAACATGAGGCGTCCCTCATAAAAAGTTCCACAGCGCGGATACCCATTATTCGTACTAAACTCGTCTTCTTCTATTAACCATTCAGTGGCACCCACCACAAAGCTTGCGACGGTATTTGGGGAAATCAGGGGGAGAGTTATGTATTCTGCGGTGCCTGCCGTGGTGCTCGTTAAGGTTTTTATCTCCATGTAACAAGAAAAATTATTACCGGTTCCATCAGTCGAACCCCGGACTCTTATTTTCTTGCCGACATCTGCGGCGGCAACAAAATTAGCACTCGCAGCTGTGATGGTTCTTACCGATCCGACAACCGGTACCCCACTGACATTGTATCCTACCGTCAAATTACCAGTGGTTGTTTTCCCAAACGCATAGGTCGGGATGTTGGTCATTTCATATTCACTTAATGTCCAGATTTCACCGCCTGAGTAAGTCCGGATTATTTGTTGAGTCGGGACATCCTTGTGGAATATGAGAATGGTATCGAGTTCCTGTGTCCACGATATTTCTGAGATTTGTTGGTTGGTGTAAATAAGATCATGGTTGGTGTCTACTAGCTGGTTGGCCCCAAATCCAACGTCTTCTTTCCGGTAGACATACCAACGACCCAGAGTAAAAACCAATAAATAATTCTGATCCTGTGAAAATGAAAAATCAATTTCTCTCAGAGCATCTTGAGTTCCTATTGTATAATTTACATCGAGGCCAGATCCGGCCCCAGTTACCTTTGTCGTAGGAGAAGGGCCTGGGTCTAGCTCCCAGTAATCACCCACCCTTAAAATGCGGATTCCCGAGACCACACCTCCAGTCGCAATCGAGGTGACAACTCCTTGCGCTGGCTGGGTTGAGGTTCCATTTGATTTGTCTAGCGTAAAACTATCACCTACCGCATAACCAGATGAACTGTTTGGGGTGTCTATAGAAAGAGAATCAATACCAATCGGCCTGAGTCCTCGAGCCTCTGTCTGGAAATTAATAGTTGCTCCGCTGCCTGTTCCCCCCGTGAAAGCTACCCCTTGAGCGGGGAGAGTGGCATAAGTCCCGGGGCTTGATATGCTGAATAAATTAATCGCCCCTAACCCTTCGGTATTAAGGACCAGTATAGTGAACGCGGTTTCCCCGCTTACCTGCCCGGGTATTGTCAAAACATCATTAATGCTGTACCCAACCCCCCTGCTCACAAAATTCATGTTTCTTAATGCGTAGGTTCCCTCAAAGGGAGGGATGCGAGTCAACGTCTGGAGACCGGCAGCCCGGGTAGCGCCTCCCTGTGCTAGCGGAAGAGCATTCCTCATTTTGCCAACACCATTGACATAGACTTCCAGCTCAGGCCTGTGGGTTAAGGTCTCATCAATCTCACCACTATTAAAACTGTTTTTGGAAACTCTAAAAAGGCCCACTAATAACCCCCGTGTCTGACATCAATCAACGGGAAGTTTTGGATGCTTTGAGCTGGGTGCCCTTGGTCATCAATCCGGGAGGCAACTCGGGCATAGCCGGTTTTGCCATCCTTCCCCCATGCGTCTATAGTTGTGGCTGTCACTATTTCCTGCTTCTCCACAACCGGGAATGCCAACACCGCCATCATGGCGCGGATAAGAAGTTCTACGGCATGCACGGGCCATATTTCCACATTGGTAGGATACTGATAATCAATATAGATATTTTCCGTTGAGGAAAGGAGCTTCGTTTCGAATATGTTGAAATCGGTAAACTGCCCTTGAGTTCCCTGGCTGGACGGAGTGTTCCACACGGCTCGAGGCATACCATTCAACATGTCCGGAGGAAGGTCGTAACTGTATTTATACTGTGAGGGAGGGGTTGTAGTGCTTTTAGGCAAAGACTCCGACTTCTTAGTATTGAATCTCCATGCGTGGAAAGTCTCTACAGTCAATTTAACTTGCGGGAAAAGCTCTTCACAGGTAGGCCCATTCCCCTCATTGAACGAGGCTATAGACTCGTCACCAAGACGAACCAGGGATTGAGAGCATATCGAAACAGGGGATGACACAGGGCGGCTCCTATATTAAAGGGTTCTGACTCCAGTCCCGGCGCGGCCTAGTTTTGCCTTAACATCCCCAGGTGTGGCAATATCACCAAAGCGAGTATATAAATTTCTGCTGCCACTCGCGCTCTCATTTAAAATGCGCGTTCTTTCTTTTCGGTTGGTAGTGTCTAGCTTGCGCTGGGCCTCAATAAGGTCCGTTGCAAACTGAGAGGCTATCGAACTAGGACGGTTGTTTTCAAGGATACTAGCAGCGCGCTGACCAGGTGTTTCCAGTCCAAAGCCTTGCCTCTGCGGTCCACTTTTGGAGACACTGGCTAAAAAAGCATCATATTCTCTTTTTAGGTTGGCGTCCCTTTCCGCTGGAGAAAGAGAAGCACCAGGCGGACGATTAGCGGCTCCAGTAGAGTAAAGAGTTCTACTAGGGGAAGCCAGCGCAGAAGGGGTGAAGGTTTTTTTAGCAAGTTCTTTTGTCTTCTTCTCATTCTGCTGCTTGGCGATCATAAGGTTGCCAGCGCCAGCACCCATTATGCAGCCTTCTTCTTAGTTTTGCCCTTCGCGTTCTTTCGGATATTCTTGAACGGATCGGCAAACTTTAAGACTTCTTTGCGCATTACCACGGTAGGCATATTGCGCTCAACCACAATTTCAGCGATACAGTCTTTGCAGATTATCTTGATAAAAGAATTCTGACGCAAAAGAATCTTGTTCTTGTCAAAATACCCGTCCTCCATAATCTCAGATAGCGGATCCTCAATGTTGGTATAGGCAAATAGCCTCGGAGCGTCAACAGGCCCCTGTACCGCCATTGAAGTAAAACCCATATCTCTAAATGACATAAATACCCTTTCTTTAGGTTGTGGCTAAAAGCTGTTTTAAGTTGAGAGTAATGTCACCAGTTCCGGCAGGGACCTCTTCAATACCAGGCTTGGTGCCAGTAGCAGCCCCAAATGAAACTTTAAGGCCAGTACCAGAACCCGTTATCTTTGTGGTCGTTAGGTTTAAATATGTTGCTTCATATACATAGCTAGGTGTTGCAAACTCACCAGCGTCATAAATTGATATTCCCGTTGGGACACCACCCGTTTGGGCTGTTATCTTGACGATTGTGGTGGTAATAACACCCACAGAATTGGGCCACGATACAGAAGCATAATCATTAGTCGCATAACCAGTTCCAGCGGCACTTCCAATGCTAGGATTTATAGCCTTGTTTTTCTCAAAACCATCTCGGTTAAAAATCCAATACCCATACGAGTTTGTACCCGCTATGGTGGTGGATGCCTGGAGCCAGTCCCCAGTCTTAACATCCCCTTTCAACGCATTAAAGTAACCATCTGCCCTCATGTCTGCGGTGGTGTCTTCGGTTTTATACGCAAACACCTGAGGGGCTTTCCCTTGCCTTGAATTAGCCCCTATAGGGGTAATATTTACGGGTATGAATTCAGCCATTTTTTATTCCTTCCCTATGAAGCTTTGATTGTTTTACCACTAATGGAAACATTGGCAGTGCTTGGTGAGCGCAGCGAATTTGCTATTTGGAGTATAGAAAATGAAGCCGCTGAATCCCAAACCTTTACGATATCCCAACTATTCACCACATTCCGCATGGTATTAAAATAGCCATTATTTGAGGTTATAATAGTCGAAAAGGTATCACTGGTGCTGCCCAAGTTCCAGTGGGCGGGTGCATTCTTCCCATCCTCCAGTTTTGTTTCTGAGCCGCCCCGGGCATTCCCACCGACAGGCTGGAAATATCTTTGATTGAAAGCCATAATTCTTCTCCTAGACGGTTAAAGCCATTTTTTTAGTCGTAACTGAGACATTCGTAACCAATGGAGTCCTGTGAACTACATTGAACGTGATAATCGCATATTCCCTTTGGGCTGATACGCTGTTATTAGCGTGAGCAGAGACATGAACACAGTCCCCTATGAAGACATCATCTCTCAGGTAATTAAAATAACCAGAAGTCATAACCTGGGCAAGAGTGTCATTGGTTATATACGAATACTCAGCGAACCCTTTTTTGACAGTCGTATAATCGGAAGAATGGTGCCCCCCAATCGGACTGAACGAATCTGGTGTAAATGCAGCCATGCTTTCCCCTTTCTAGGATTCGTTTACAAGGACAGAGACTACGCCCTCAGGATCAATAACCGTGGATCCAGCAGAGAACAGTCCATTAGATAACCAGGAAGTCTTTTCAGCGATCCAGTCTACGGTAGCGCGGAAATCAATACCTACAGCCAGAGCCGTAGAGCCGCGAGACCCACCATGGAAACCAAAACAAGACCGGACATTACCACTGGATTTAATCAAACCACCCTCAGCCCGGGTCTCAATCATGTGGAAAGTGAAGCCATAATACTCATTGAAAGTGCCATTCTGCAGGACTCGCATTGCATTGTAATCAGCACTGGTGGCTTTTGGATCAGCCATCATCTGCTTTTTAGCCTTGGGAGACCAGACCAGGTGACGCTCAGACTCGGGAACTCCCTTGTCATCAAAGTATTCACCAACATCTGTTAACTTTGCCAGCGTCATCACAGATGACGGGGACGTTCCAGCAATGCCACCCGCTGTTACAGCGGCGGTGAGAGCATCCAGAATCAACTGGTCCTGGCGTCGACCGATAGCCATGGCAATCGTAGTTGCCAGTTCAGCGCGCTCAGAGTAGTTGACCTTCTGCTGGTCAAAAATATCAGTGTATTCCGGAGCGTTCCAGTCTTCCAACGTTGCAATAACGTGGCTTTGCTGGACGTTCATGGGAATAACGTCAGTTTGGGGCAATCGGGGAGTCGCTAGACCCTTGCCGAATAAAGGAAATTGAACCGTAGCACCTACAACACCGGTCTTTACCCGGACAGCACCACGCAAAATAGAAGATTTTTGATAAGCTTGCTTAACGATCGCGTCAAATTCAGCTACCTTATTGACGGTTAGGGACCTAGCCATTTGGCATACCTCAGACGAAGATTAGAGAATTAGATTCTTAAACTAAGTCGATTGCCAATTGGTATAAGGCGGGTCCGGTAAGGGATTGCCACCGACCTTTCGGGTCGATACAACGTGCTTCTAAAACGGATTAGTTGCGAGTGTATAGAAACACCCGGCTAATCTATGTGAAAGTATACATAGATACAGATGTACTGTCAAGCTATTACGTCCTTACATTAAACTGGACAGCTTCCAACAGAAAGGCGTTTGCTGAACCAGTTTTCACCTCGACACGCACCATGTCCTCCGGCTCTAAATAAATCAGAGAATCTCTCCGGTAGGGAGTGGGGAAGTTAGCATTTATTACCAAGTTCCAAGATTCCTCAACTCTGATATGGTTCCCATACTCGTCCACTATTGCCAGCCTAAAATCATAACTTATATCAGATTCCCCTTGCCAGGTCATATTCAAGGTATAGGCAAACGTAGAAGAAGTATCACCTACATAAATGTAGTCAATCTCGTTCATGCCTATTATAGGTTCCATCCCCTGAGGCAGACCTCCACGAGCAGGTAGAACTCCAGTCGAATCAGAATCATAAATGATCCCTTGATACTCCCCGCTCTCGTTATTAGCAGGAAGGAGATATGGGCTATGTGTATTTGCTTTTGCCCTAGGACTTGGCACCCCGGAGTTGTTGTACCCAGAAATTTTAGCATACGGATCTGTAGTAAACCCCTCCGGAGTAATGACTCCATAATATATATCATGGTTATATGAATATTGTTGATCCACAATAACTTTAGTGGTACTTATCACTTTTAGTATTGCCACATCAGCAATACCACCAGTTGAGAAGTCTACTCCAAAACCCCAAGGATTGACCTTGTCACCTACGGTTAACCCATGTGCCTCATAGGTTTCTACAACCAACTTCCCATAATAGTATCCTTCTTCTTTACCCCCTGTAGAAACAGTTTTTATAAGTAGGGGTTCATAGAGAAATGGGGTGGAAATAAAAAACCCGCTCCTGATGGTTTGGCAGTTCTCAAAAGAAACAGAAGGGACATCGATCCCATCGGTTTGGGGGATGATAAGCCCATTCGCAGAAACAGGCGCTATTTTAAAGGTGCAGTTCTTAAAAAAAGCGCTCCCACGCGGCTCCATATCCAAATAAAGACACGGATACTGGTTAGACTGGGAAGCCCATGAACAGTTATTGACTCTCACGCTAGAGCAAGACGATATATAAACAGCAGAAGATATATTTGCAGTGGGAGGATTTCCAGAGGCATCAGTGTTGAAATCTTCGATTACAAGCTGATCTATTTCTGACACACTTAAGGTCCCATTAAATCCCTTAATATTGCAATTCCTGAGTGTCAGTCTTTCTGTGCGGTGGTATATGTCAGATCCAATTTTAACAGCAGTTCCAGATGCCCCAGAATTGTTAAAATTAAACCCATCCAGAACAAATGAGAGGGGATTACTTTCAAACGCACCGTCTTCCACAGAAATAAAAGAATCCGCTGACCCGGTGTAATTCCAGTTTAGGCCACCTTTCGACCCTATATAAGTTAATGACCCTCCTAAATTATAATTCTTGGGAAGCAATATATTCGCGTCACTTGTGACATCACTACCTATTGCCACCAGGTAATTGACACCATTTTCAAGGATTATAGTATTTGAGTCATAGTAATTGAAGCTATCCAAATGACTTATGATAATAAAAGAAGACGGAAGTGAGCTTATTCTTCTCTCGGCAATGACAACCTGTTTGCGGATTGAGTCGGAAGAAACAACCCTGAGGATATAAGTCCCCCCTTTCACTACAGCCCTAATAAAATCATTAGCACTTATCAGGGGAGCCTCTGGGCCAAAATAAGACGGGTCTGTAACCTTGTCGATGTTGTCAGACTTATTGTGGTAATTGAACTCCTGCGGAGCGGTTCCCCTTCTCGAGTTTGCGCCCGCGCATGTAAATTGCGCAGCTATAAAAGCCATTCCTACACCTCACATATAAAGTAAAGGTTTTCTATCTTAATGTTTCCACCGGAGACCTCGGCTGCTATTTCAGGATAAATATGCTCCCCACCATCTACCTGAATTATGGTGTCAAAACTATAAAATAATACCACATCGTTTTCGTCACTGTCAGCCCGTGAAATTTCCCATTCCTCGCTTACCGTTCCAGAATCGGTTGCCATTCTTATCTTATAAGTCTTCGCTGAAGTATCGGGAAGGATACCTAACCCTATGCTACATCTGACCTGGGCCCGACTACGCCCTAAATACTGCAATTTCAAATGGTTGTAGTTGGTAGCCTTAAAATCCTTCATAAACCCGGATTCTGGGACTAGAATTTTACCAGGAGTATTCAATATTATGGCGAAACTTGTTCCAGTAAATCCCTGCCCAAAACTTCCATCTGTTATGGTCACGCATCCTTTTTGTCTGGGGCTGTCTATACCTATGCAGTTGTAGGCATTCATAACATTATAGCCGATAGGGTCCAGAGACCGGTTGGCATTCGTTCCGTTTTGCGCGAATGTAACCCCGCCACCGTAATTGTCATTTGTATACTGGGCATCACATATAAAAGTTGTCGTGCTTTCGATGGTTAGAGCTGTCACGGTCACGTCATCATAGTCTGCCGTTCCCCAAATTGATAGTTCGTCATTGGCTACTATGGTGATAGCTCTTCGAAGAGTTATCCTTGTGCTTGAACCAATTTGGGTTATTGATTTTATAGGGATACTCCGGGTGTTATATGAGTTTTTGCCGACATTCCCATCCTCATCCAGCAGACGACACCCCGTAAAAACATAATCTCTATTCAGGGAGTTTGAATAAGGGTCAATAGGAACGTATTGGATAGCCCCATAACCCGTAGTCGGGTATACAAGCTCACAGTCTGTAAAATAAATCTTTTCAATCTCATCTGGATTGATATGTAAAATTGACAACTCATCATTTAGGTTTGGATACCTAAAATTGCAATTGGCAAATGTCCCGTCATTTATGTTATCAACCCGAAATGCAGGATAGGAGGGAACAATTGGGTCCTCTGTAAGAGTGTAGAAAGACATGTTTGTTGCAATAACCTTATCAACATTGAAGACATCTCCGAATCTACCAAAATCTTGGAAATCACAGTTAATTACATACAGACTCCCCAGAGAGACAGGGGTGAAGTCAAGCGCAACGCTGCCGGGATTAGCTACGGTATCTCCCTTAACTGAAAAATTCTCAAGAGTAAAGGAACCAGTCGCCCCAACAGAAGCGGACATGCTTAAAAACTGGTCTGCCGTGGTTTCCCATTGTAAAACTCCCTGGCCGCCCATGTACCTTAAAGAGCCACCTCCGGAATAATCGGACTCACAAACAAATTTTTTATCTGTTGAAACGGAGGCGTCTATAAATACTCTATAGTTCACTCCATTCTTAAGAAGATAATCTCCATTCCCATCCTCTTCAAAGTCGTCTAAGGAATAAATATTCTCAAAAGACGCGTCTCCCAGGGTTTTGCTGGATGTTATGATGTCAGGAGAAATCACAACGGTCCCAAAGGGGGCTGGTCCCGAGGACAGGACTGTAAATACGGCTATTTCTGCAAAGCTATCAACAATAGTTATTGTGTCATTAGCTACCAGCTGGTAGACCACTTCTTTAAAATAATCATCCTCTAGCATCTGGTGAATGCCATCATCGGAGGTTTGATATGTGTATGCCTGCGGAGCGTCCCCTCTTCTTGAGTTCGCTCCAGCCGTACTAAAATGCTCTATTTTAAAAGCCACTATATTTCTCCAGTATCTTATTATTAACTTGTGTGGACCATGGCATATAAGTTTTCAACAACCAGGTCTATATCATCGGAACCTGCAGTCTTTCGAATTTGGGGGTAGATTAAATCACCGGGATCTAAGTGCAGTGGGAAGACTGCAGTGTATGGCATGAGATTCCCCCTATCCTCGAAAAGGAATTCGACATCCTGTAATTCCATGCTGAATTCTTCTTTTGTGCTACTACTCCCGGTTGATGTCAACATAAAACTAATTTGAAGAAAACAATCAATCACCGATTCCCCTGTGTATTTTATAGACACCTCATTGTGTGATGAGATAGCGAAATCTTTAGGGAAGACAGTTCTGGATGGCTGGCTTTTCCCGCTATTAACCGGAATAGGTTGTTTGGTAGTGTTGTTTGTATACGTTTTTTCTGCTGTATTCCCCGAAAAGTATAGGAACCCCCGCGCCTTAGGACTTGGGATGCCTATGCAATTTAAAGCTTTAATTTTCGTGGAAGAATGAGTCGTAAAACTTTCAATCGTATTGAAAGCCCCGCCAGTATTTATACCAACGAAATCCTTAACCACTGTGAAGTGTGTAGAGTCAATAACGCTATTAACAGCCTCTAATGTACTGTTATAGTTTAAGGTCCCCCACAACTGGAACTCATCAGCAGTGACCAACCCATGCGCTGCGTAGGTTTCTATATTTATAACAGTCGCGCTTGTCTGGGTAATAGCTTTTATTATTTTTTGATCTACATTAAACGGGTTAGCGACCTGCGCACCATTAGCAGTTAATAAACTACAGTTTGAGAATAAAATATAATCTGAGGGAGCATTCCCGGGGGTTATTCTCAATCCGGGTGAAGTTGTAGCCGGTACCACAAGCTGGCAATTTGAAATATATGCCTTATTGAGGCTGTTTGTTTTAATTTCTAACGCGCCATGCTCACTTCCAGGAGATTCTATTTTTGAATTCTCCATAATAATATCTGTGCCAGCTACCTTAAAAAAATCATCGACAGAATGATGTCCAGTATCGGTTGTTGCAACATTAACATTATTTATACGGAGCACATGTATTCCACTATTTAAAATAGCCGCAGTAACAAATCCAAATAAACCAACATTGCTAATAACGAGCTTATCAATAAATGGGTCTCCCATTCTTAGGCCAAGTGACTCTTCAGTGCTTGTGGTCGTGATATTGAAATTCTTTAAAGAGAACACCGGACCTTTGGTCCCGAGATAATCCCCATAGATGAAGTATTCTGCGCTCGTGTTCCATTCAAGCAACCCTTCTGGACCCATAAACGCTAATTCGCCACCATTCGAATAATCGTCATCAAAAATAAAGTATTTATCAGTCGTGACTGTCCCTTCAATATAAACCTGATAGATAATCCCATTCTCAAGGATAAAATTCCCTTCAAAATCTTTTTTAAAGTCATCTACACTGTAAATATCCACAAAGGTAGGCTTCTGTATAGGATGCACATAGGGGATGTTGCTCTTAACCACAACGTTCTTTGACACAGGGTCTGAAGACACTACTTGATATATGATCATGCCATCACTCGTGACGCAGTCGATTGTGTCATCGGGGACAAGCTGGAAACTAACCTCCGAAAAATAATTGTCCCCTGACATATCGGATATTGAGTCACCCATATTCTTGTATGTATATTTTTGCGGGGCTTCTCCACGTCTAGTCTGAGAACCCACCGGAGCAAACTGATTTATTAAAAATGACATGATTAACTCCCGTTGAAACTGAATGAACGCACGTTTAAATTACTCGTACTTGTTAGATTTTTAAGTCTCATCTTGATCAAATCGCCCTGAGATAATTCAGTGGCCCCTGAAATTGGGACAGAAAGAGGGACGTTCCCAAATGTCCCCATGGCTTGCCCTACATCAAGTAATTGCCGAAAGGCAGTGTCAGACGCTCTGTAAATCCATGGGACAAACGCAAACTCAGTAGCAGTGTTTCCCGATTCATTTTCCGCTGCAATTGAAGAACTTAACTGGAATGTTTTAGTGACCGCGCCATCATATCTGAATGTCCCAGCTTCAACATCGACCAAAGTGAACTTTTCAGTACCATCTAAAATAGGAATGTTGTCTACAAATTTAAAGTCCGTATACTGACTCTGGTTCGTAATGGTAATGACTTCGCCTGTTTGTATGGAGTCAATCGTGTAACTAAAAAGCAACTGACTGTCTTTTTCTCCAGCTACTCCTGAAATCATCATTCTGGGATCGGTGCCTGTTATTGAACCATTATCTACTGTCATCACCCTCGGATTTCCAGACACCCAACCTCCAGTATCAGTCCCCAAAACAGAACTATCTAACTTTATGGTCACCTCTGTTTTTGCCGTATTGATAGACGCAATAAAATGACTTCCCTTATATTCGGAGATAGCGTCAGGCATAAGAAAAATGAATTGATTTTTTTTAAGAGTGCTGGATGCAAGAAGAGTGACCGTTGAAAACCCATCACCAAGAGATGTTATTAGGCTAAAATGACCATCTTCGCCAAACTCAACTCCCTTTGCGGGTCGACTTATTTTTAGGCCAGAAAATTTGGTATCAAATGCTTTCGCACCACCATTATAATTAATGGTATTTTCAATCAAAACTGTGTCCCCGTTTGTATACTTCTCACTCTGAGACACTAGCTCAACGCTCACAGCATCGGCTTGAAATTTACCGCTTGAATCCCCTGAATATTCACCCTCTATAATCAGATAGGTAGGGCCAACTGTTTTAATATTGTAGGTTTCGTTATAGGCCGTATCTACCATGTCATATAGAGTTATTTCCTGATGGGGCCAAAAGTTGGAAGTATCTATACTTATTGTTATCTCCAGCTCACCATCCACCGTTCCTGCCACAACCCCAGTCACATTCCCACTACTAGAATGGTCTGCCCCTATTCCCTCAATTGGCTCTGTTCTACCTTCCTGAAAAAAGGAAGAGTCCCCACTTAAGAGAACTTCTGTAGAATTAATTTGAATGGTCGCATCATCAGCCAGATAAGGGTCAATGTAAACTGCACTCTCCTGATCTGGAACTTCGAAAGACATGTCCTGCATTGAAATAAAAGAAGAGGCCCTATCACCATCAAAAGAAAGTGCTATGTTTCCGGGGTCTGACTGATTCCCATTAAGTTTGTAGGGTCCGAGTCTCACATCTAGACAATTCCTGATAATTAAACCACCGCAATTAACAGCCCCGGAATGGTCAATGAAAACACTTCTATAATTTTGAATGGTGCCCATGCTTTTAAAGTTGATAACACTTCCTTCAAAAAACCTTATCAGGCCAGTGTCGGGGTTGCCATTATCCAAATCCAAGAAAATATTTTCCCCTTTTATTCTGGCCGGATAGTCTCCATTGGCAGCATCCTCTGTCAGAAAATTCATCATCCTTACCACAGTTGCACTGGACTTAAGGAAAACATTTAATTCAGTGGGCGGCTTAAAAGCTACCCGATTAAAGATAAAAAATGTTGACTCAAATTCAAGAACGGCACCAACACCCGGTGTAGTAAAAAGATTCTTTGTCAGCAATGTATAGTCCATCATCAAATATTTTTGGAATGGATTAATCTGGATTGAATCATTAATCACAGTCCCCTCAAAATCCGCCTCTTTAAAAATAGGGGTAACATTTTTAGCGCTAGGCAATGCTGGCTGGATATATTCTGTCGCAAGAGTGACTTGCTGGAGCGTCCGGTCAACCGACTCAATAGTAAAAATGACATTATTATCTTTAAGAGAACAATAAATAAACTGCCCAGCGGCCAATAGCTTATTCATGGTATCGAAGTAACCAGCAGTGGAAACTGTCTCCACATTATCTACTGTGCTTAGATAGCCCCACCCCATAGGAGCATTCCTGGTCGTTTCGACTCCAGACCTGGAATTACCCCCAATAGGAGTGAATCTTAAAGAATCAAACGGCATTCTATTCCTCTAACTCGGTTCCAAATGTTTCGGCAAAAGACTTCTCAATCAATTCTCGATGAGCTTTCCCTTCCGGAGTCTCCTGATCCATGAGCATAACCCCCGGCTTACCGGGAACCTCTACACCCATAAGAGCCTGACATTCTGCAGGAGTTTTAGCTCCCGTAGTGACTTCAGAACTCAATTTCACAGGAATGGGCTTCTCTCCACTGTTCTGACGGAGTTTATTTGTAAGCTGAACTCCTAGCGCGGTACTCCCTAAATCCGCGAGCTTGTTACGTTCAGCTTCGTTTAAAATCCCGTTTCTCATTAGAGAGTTGATCCAGCTGCTGTTTACTTTCAGAATATGCTCACCATTTTCTCCGAGCAATTCCATTTCTTTCGTAGTATCAGGTTGCTCGGGGAGAAACGCCTCAAGACCTTCCATAACATCCTGCAGGCCATCGGTAAACTGAGCCTTGCTCATATTCCCGGCCTTGGCAAACTTAGCCAGAGCCTGAAATACAGGATCGGCTGGAGTCATGTCCCCAAACTTGGTGAACTTGTCACCTTCTGCCTGGTCTCCAGACGCTTTGGCCCGGATAGGAGGTTTAAAGTCTTTCAGGTAATCGTTGTAATCCTCAGGCGTCTCACCACGCTCATTGAGGATATTGTTCATTTTCTTTCGAAGATCATTGTACGAGTTGGCCATCTCATTTTCTTTGACCTTGCCGGCTTCATAGTCCCAAAAGGCTTCAGGAACATTATCAGGGCGACCACCTGTGACACCGGGGCCTTGATTCCCCCCAGGCTCTGGGCTTCCACTCAGGTTTGCATTCTGCGCATCCCCTAATGGCTGTGGATCGTCAGCATGTCCGGGCGTCCTTTCGTCGGCATGGACATTGCTCATATCAATATGAGAAGAGGAACTCTCTTCAGAATCAGCCGCTACAGCACCTTCCATTAATCCTGTACCACCTTCTGCACCATCTGCGGCAAAGAATATCTTTAAAAATTCCTTTAACATAAATTCTCCTATTTATTTTTCTGTGAGCGCTTAATTCTAGCCTTCAACTGTCGGACCAGTTCATTCTGACCCTCTCTGAAATAACCTTCATGGGATCCAGCCAGGTCCTGACCAATCTTCCTGAACACTGGCTTCCCTATTGTTTCGTCATGCAACCACTCGAGAACCCTCTGGCCGGCAGGCGTTGAAAACGTCTTGGCAATCAAGGCATCCATATCCCGATCATCCTTTGTGGCCTGTTGCAGTTTTGCTTTTTCTTCTTCTGGATTAGCTTCCTCGGGCCCGTAAGGACTCTCCGGAATGTCCATACCCCTCCATTGATCGTTCACATTTTCTCCAAAGTTGGGATTGCTATTGATCCAGCAGACGGGAGCTTACCTTCTTCCTGTAAGACCTGGACCATCTCAAAGAAATCTTTTTGTTGCTCGTATGGATAACCTCTTGAAGCATTGACAATTTGGATATGGAGTTCCCCTTTTGCATCTGTGGAATAAACCAACTTCCCCACCTGAACAGGAGTTTCCTTTCGCTTTGAAGACATACAGATGCCACTGGCCTTATTTTCATCTGCCTGCTGTACCGCGCTTTTGATCGTCATAAATCTCCTAAGCTGCTTGAGGTTGAGTTTGACCTGCCTGTGCTTCTTGTTGAGCCGCTGCAAGTAATTGCGCGACCATATCTTTCATTTCTGAGCGTTCACCATCAGATTTTACAAGTTTGAGATCAACCCCGAGTTTTTCAGCTGACCATTCTGCGAAGTCTTCAACACGGACAGTACCGAGCATAACTTCCGGACCAATCCCTTGCACAATCGTCAGCCATTGAACCGCTGACTCAAGATCATTAAGATTCTGTTCCCTGGCAAGTGGTGAGGTCGGAATAACTTTCACAGCCTTCCCATCTACCTTGATCGGGAAATCCAGCATCCCTCTTTTATCCATAATGCCAAGAACTCTTGTGGCTACGCGCTGGAGCATTTCAGAATTAATCCTTGAGAAAGGTGCGCCAATATCCTGAGCGAGTTCGCGTACTCTTTCAATAATTTCAGTGGGTGATCGAACAGCTCCGGTTGGATCCGGAAGAGACCGGTCAAAAAGTGCTGCTCTAATACTATTTTCTAATTTCTCGGAGATTGCTTCGCCTATTCCAAGGTCTCCAGGAACATCGAGCCTTTCAATATCTTCTATCCGGTCCATAGGAAGAAATGTGCCGGCTGACAGTTTCACCATGTTCAGATTGCTGATAGAGTCTGACTGTACAGCCCAGAGTCCACCAATGGCCATGGAAGCATTCTGGAGCATGAGCTCCGTAGTTTTATTTAGAGTTTTAATATCTGGGAGTGCGAACAGAAGCGGACCGCGACCGAATGTTTCACCGGCCAGTTTAATCCAGCGCGTGATAATCCATGGCGTGTCAGTCAGTACGCGTTCAACCAAAAGTACCGCAGAACTTGAATCGAGAGATTGTGTGGGAGTGGACTGTGAAATTTCAGAATTATCCTGCGTCCCTTTGAGGACAACCTGGTAGTACCATTTTTTTGTTTTCAGGTCTTGATAGGTTGCTTCCAGAACATTCACTTTTTGAGCGTCACTTTTTTCACCCTGGGATTTTATCAGCTCGGCTATCTTGGCTTTGCCCCCAGGCAAAATGTCAGGCCATGTCGCCTCGATGTTTCTGACAGCGATCGTATGTTGCCGGAACACTCCATCCACTTCGCTCATAGGCCCCTCGTCCATGGAGATTTGAGCATTGGGTACGGCGGTGAACCTCACAGGGTTGTCGTCATCCCCTTCCTGTACGAGCATGCAACCGGTACCGGCCGCCAGGTCAAGATAAAATTCTGTAATGACAGTATCGAAATTTGAGTTTTCAATGACAGAGAAGAATCGCTTGCGGACTTGTTGAAGTTCGAGCATGGCCTCTTCGCGGTTCTCATCGGGTATTTCAACACCGGGAACAAAGTCAAGCCACTGTTGGTAGGGAGGGGTGAGGTTGGCCTGTAAGCGAGAAGCAAACTTCTGGGTAGAAATTATCGCGGTGGAATTATAAACCCGCGTCATCTTGTCTGCGCCCTTGGTATAGGTCGTGTAAAGATTGCGCATGGGCATTGCCAGTTCATAAACGTCACGATACTGGGAAACCCAGTTCAGTTTTTCCTGGTCAGCCGCATTCCCGCGTATGACAAGCTGTTTGGCGCTAAGTCCTGCCATAGTGATCCTCTAATTAAAAATAATTGATTCCTTGGAAAGAAAGTCAGGCCCAGGTATCCCTATTTTATAGGGGTGGGCCTTCCCATTCACAATGTCAAATTCAGCCACGACCATCCATGACAATTCCTTTTTAGTCATCCTGGCAAGCCGATTAAGGACCTGAATCTTGGTGGGGCAAATATCAATCACAGATAATGCGTTCACATGCACTCCATGCTCGGATTCCATCTTGTTTCGGTTGACGATGACCCAGTTGGTCTCTTTTGACCGGACAACCTTTTTAGTGAGTATGTCTTTCATCAGGCATCTTCTATTTTAAATTTAAAATCCTTGCTGCCCGGGAAATTGGCTACCGAAAACTCTTTACCCAGGTAATCTGTTCGGTTAATTCTTCCAAGTCTATAGAATGCTCGAGCTATATCTTCTTTCGAATACTCATTTTCATTTACTAGAGATACCCGCACATTAAGCCCAAGGTTCTCCTTCTCAACACTATAACTCATTGTAAATATAATCTCCTAAGAAAAAACATCCCAATTAAATTTAGCTTTGATCGGCCTGATCTTCTTTTTGCTGTCGCGGCCCTGAATGGCTTTGAATTCACCAGAGCCAATGCAATAATACCCTAAAGCATCACAAACATGCGAATATTTCCCCTTGTCCGGCTTCTCTGCGAATCGTTCTACTCCGGAAACTTGCAGGCGTTTGTAGATCCACTTCCCTGCCAGGCCGGCGCGGAGAACTTTACAGCGCTTGTGGATGAGTATACCAGACTTTCCATCAATCATGCGAGTCATCGGCATGCGGGTACCTTCTATGCGGGTCTCGATAGCATTGGTAGGCGCTCCTTTTATTGGAATACCCTTACTTTTAAGGTGATTGAAGACTACCGTCTCGTAGATTTCATCCCGTTTCTGTCCGGCAGGGTCTCCCCATCCATACTCTAATTCCCGCCCCGGGAACAACTCCGCCATGGTTTGGTTGACCTGGTTACTGAATTCCTCTATCCCCATATCGAAGCAAACGATTTCAGCATGGATAAGGATAGTCCCCCTGGGGTGGCGCTGACAGATGAGGGCGGAAGGAGATAAGGTCCCGCCGCCAACGTCGGCACCAAGTCCCAGAGGAACATCTTTGAGGACAGGGAGCTGTTCCACAGACATCATATCGTCATTGTATTCCGGGATTACAGGCTTTCCTTGCCCGACTACTCCATATTTGGATTCGTAGTAGACTCGTATTCGGTCCCGGTTATTGAAGGGGATTTTCTTTTGGTAATAATTTGTTGGTAGATTTGGGATATTTTCAGCTTCCGGATTGACGATGTATTGCCTGCCGGCCGCTTGGATGACTTCTTTGTGCTTGTGGGCTTCGTGGGAAACATCAATTACAGCTCCTGGTTGATTAAAGAATTTTAATGACTTCATCACCCTATCACCATTTGAATCGGTCGGCCCCCCATATTCCCATGAATACATCCAGTGGTCTTCATCCGGAGGGTTGGTATCGCCAATCATGCAGGGGTATGTGCATTCGACACCGTGCTTATCAGCGGCCCTGTTGGGGAAACGCCCTACCCGGTCCCAGCCGGCCAAAATTATTTCCTCCTGGAATTCCCGCATTTCGTTCCAATAAATATGAGAGACATTCAGGGAGAGTAGCTTTCTGACATCCTTCGGCTGGTCCATGGCCAGGAAATAGACTTCGCAATCGAGTTCACCGGGGATTTTTATATGCTGGATGATCGGAGGGGTGCCACCAATGGTGCCAAAGACATCTTCAGGGAAATTCTCCTTCCATGTCTGGATGGTGGTGGTTTTGAGTTCTGAGTAGGTATTTCGGAGGATAACGGGTCGACTGTACCGAACCCCGTCTTTAGGGGAGCGTTCCTGGTCCATAGCCACCCTCATAACCTCAAAGCATAGCCCTGTGGTCTTTCCAGAGCCTACTGGCCCTTTGATGATACGAATATCAGACCGGTCTTTAAAGAACTCCCCTATCACAGGGGCATAATCTAAATTTAATGTGGATATCTCAGCTGCCACTAAATCTCCTATATTTCACATGGAACAATCAACCAGCTGCGAGGTGTAACCCCTCAAAATTATATAGAAACCTCAGCAACATACTTCATTGTCTTTGAACGCCTATCATCATCCCCCTGACGAAGAAGGTCTACAGTTCCATAAACACGCCTCTCCATAAAACGCCTCTCCGTGTCCACAGCTACCATCAGAGGCATCAATGTACAATTACAATTAGGGCACGTCCTATTATCTCGCATACGACCCGCAGGAACAACACCAACAATCTTTAAACCAGAATACTCTCTCACATCGTCCTTAGGATCCGGATCACCTGGTTCAATATCTTTAACTACCATAAAAGAACTCCTATTTGGTGTGTATCTGTTAGACAACTACTTATTCCTGAGGGATTGGGTATTTACGTTCAGAGAAGCCGCCTTTCTTCGGGGGGCCTTCTCGCATGTCACAGACACAGTTTTTTTATTTGGGTGTTAGCTCTTCTTTACTATCTTGATTGAATAGCACCTGTACCTTACTACCGGGCATGTTAATGACGATACCCCCAAAGGTAGGCTTATCCTGTACCTGACCAGCATCAGTGTACTTGCCACCTAGTTTAGCTAGCTGGTCTAGGCCCTTAAGTGCTTGATTAGTGTCGCCTGTCTCTTCTGCTGCCTTGGTGACGTTGTTAACTCTGGTGACTAAAGACCTGAATATAGCTTGCTCCTTCGCATCTAGCTCTTTATGGAGCGAATCGAGGAAAGCGACTACCCCTACATTTCTTAACATGCGGTACCCCTGCATTTCAGCCCCTTTTTCGCTGTATCCAGCGTCCCTAGCTGATTTCGTGGCGTTACCACTGGTCATGTAGGCCCTGCAGAACTTACGCTGTTTCGGGTTAAGCTTGACCTGTTTACCTGTCTTTTCTGGTAGTTTGTCCATAAGAAAGAATCAAAAGCGTAGTTTAGGGTTTAAAACACGATAAAGCATTAACTGCTATTCTCGCCCTTGCAGGGCTTAAATAGCTAAACCTTATCAACAATGCTAGCACGGGTTTGGAATTCAATTCAACTTAATTTTGCCTTTCCTTTTATTGTTTAACTTAGCTATCAATAAAAGACTTGACATAAATATCTCTGTTCCGTAGAATGGTTGCTGCTATGAGATACCGCAAGCTAACAATAAATTCAATTGACGAGGGCTGCGCTCAGTTACGACTGAGTGTTAACCCTTATCTAAAAGGTCAGTCCCTAGGCGATAGCGGTATCTCAAGGGGCTGGCCTTTTTTTATTGGGAGATACCGCACCATGTTAAAGAAAACAGAGTTTGAATGGCAAATGCGTGAAAGAACACGCCTGCTAGACGGTGAACACCAACAAATCCCTATAGAATGGCTCGATATTATAGGCCGTGCGGATATGGATACCCGTTTAAAGGTTCACCTCAATTATTATCCTCATGTCTCTAAAAAAGACCCTTCCAAGCTTGCCTACACTGAAAGTCCTGAAAAGGGCGAGAAAGATATTCAATCGATTATCAAGCCAGGCAAATTCCTCAAAAAAGTCATACCGGACTTGACCGATGTACAGGTGCAAGAATTGGTACAGGCTTTCAATGGTGTCTCTGTCACTGGCGAGCTTAAACTTGCCACTACTGAACAGGATATTATTGACGTTTACAGAAATGGGCCTAATTCCTGCATGGCACACCCTGCAACCTCTTATGGTTCAAGCCCCATCCACCCCGTATCTGTTTATGCGTCCGGTGATATTGGGATAGCTTATTTGAAGAAAGAAGGAGCAGAGCGCATCTCATGCCGCACAGTAGTCCGCCTGAAAACTAAGAAGTATGTACGGATTTATGGTGAACCCAGTCTTTTAAAGCCCCTACTGGAGCAGGCTGGCTATGAGCAGGACAGCTATGCGCTTGACGGTGCAAGGTTGCTTAAAAAAGAAAACCAGCACGGTGAAACAATCGCCCCTTATCTGGATGGGAGTGCAACCGATATTTCCATAAATTGTGAGTATCTACATATACAGCAATATGATGGGGATTATACAGCCGATAATACCAATGGCCTCTTATCATGCGGAGATGTTTGCTATAACTGCGCCTGCTCCGTCTATTCTGATGAGTGTTCCACCTATAATGGCGATTATTATTGTGACGCCTGTTTTGAGCAGAGCTATTTTTATTGCTTCGCTTGTGGAGAATCCACAAATAGAGATGAGGCCTGCTCTGTTCCCAATAACGAAACAGTATGCCAGCATTGTTTCGATCTAAACTATTTCCGTTGTGGCGATTGTGACAAAAACCACCACGATTCAGATAATAGCCCCAACCATGACGAAACGTGCACCGATTGTGGAAAAGAACGAGACGCAGAAGAGGACGAAAGAGAAAGAGACGCAGAAGAGCAGGAAAAGGAGGTGACTACCAATGCCTGAATTATTAAAAGAAATGCTCCGATATAAAAGACCGCACGGGTCTTATACTGAACAGCTATTTATTGAAAAGTATATTATCCCGTTGGGAGTTGAAATTGACGAGGCTGGAAATCTATTCAAGCGCATAGGCTCTGCTCCGGTCGTCTGGTCATGCCATACCGACACAGTACATAATAAAAACGGTATGCAAAAGGTTCGCTTCGATGGTCAATTTTTTAGTGTGAAAAAATCCTCATGCCTTGGTGCCGATGACGGTGCAGGGCTTTGGCTCATGCTGGAGATGATTAAAAATGAAAAGGAAGGATTGTATATTTTCCATCGAGGTGAAGAATTAGGGGGAATTGGTAGTAATTATATAGCTAGTAAGACCCCTGAACGCCTAGACGGTATCAAGTTTGCAATTGCTTTCGATAGGAAGGGCACTAGCTCAATTATTACTGACCAGTGCGGCAATTGCTGTTCAGACGAGTTCGCCCAGTCTATGATTGACCAGATGCCCGGATATAAAAAAGACCCTACCGGGACTTTCACGGATACAGCAAACTATACAGAGATAGTTCCAGAATGTACCAATATCTCTGTAGGCTACGAAAACCAACACTCTAAAAGGGAAATATTAGATTTCAACCATTTATACAAGCTGAAAGAATTAATGCTGAATTTGGATGTCTCGAAATTGGTTGCTAAAAGAGACCCGTCTATTATTGAACAGTCAAGCTTTGGCTATGCCGATCAAGGGTGGTACCGTTCAAGCCGCAACGATTCGATGCTTGATATTATTTGGGATAATCCAGACGCTATAGCGGACTTGTTAGAGCAATACGGGTTCACACCTGAAAGTCTACAGGAAGAGCTAGGGCAGGCCATACCATTTTAAATCCCTCCGCACCTCTGCTCGACAATCCCTCCCCATATCCTCAATCATACCTTAGGAGAGGCCCTTAATTGGGTCTCTCTTCCCTTCTCATCTCTTCCCTTCTCATCTTTTTCCACCATAGCCTGCAATAATGCGTCTAAAATATCAAACTCTGTATAAGCATAGAAGCCGAGAATAGTAGAAGCCGCAGGAAGGGAAATAGCCTTCTCTATTTCGCATAAGGCACTCTGAGAGCTTTGAACAAGCTCTGCCAATTCCTTTTGCGTCATGCCTTCCCCTTTTCTCCAACCAACCAGAGAGGCCGCAAATTGCTCTTTATTAATCTGGATCATCTTATCTCAAGGTTAGAGGCCGTGAATTAGAGGCCACAATTTGTGCCACAGGTAGAACATTCTGGATAAAGTTGTCTGTTTAGGGTAATCTGGAGGTATTTAGTGGGTCCCAAGCACTACCAAGTGCGTGTTCCCCTAACAGAAGGGTCGGCTCGGAAAGATGTGGTGTCCGGATGAGTCGGCCCTTTGAATATCCTACCACAGAAGACGCAAAAATCAAGCGTGGCGGTTAGAAGCCGCAATAGTTTTGCCTGCCACTCTGGCCGCCGTTTCAATAACCACGTCTACCGCGTCTTCAATATGCTCCAGGGACTCGCCCCGGTCCGCGAGCCGGTTGATCAGATCCGGAACCATCCTACCTACCAGCCTGTCCATTAACTGCGTTTTACGATTAATCACCATTTTTATATCTCCTGAATTTCAACGTGTGGATAATGTACTGCCATCATTCGTTTCTTCGATTTATAGGTAGGAGTAAGCATTCCCTTTACATCCTCCACCGTTACCGTACCGTCGGCCCAGAACACCATAAAATCAGCCACATACTTTACCCCTGGCATATAAAATGGGGGCTGGAGCATAAAAAAAAGCACTTCCCCGGCATTTTTGAGCAATACGAGCTCATCGTACCGCGTCCTCTCCTTTTTGCTGCTGAATTTATAGCCATCACGCTCGACACGGACAGCTCGGTATTTATGCCTTAAGCTCATCTAATTTCCGCTTCATTTCCGGGCTGATTAAATCATAAAGCTTTGAAGTTAAAGGCCCTTCTTGTTTAAGCCTCTCCTTCATTTTAGGCTTTATTTCCGCGTTATTTCCACGGGCAGCCTTCCTCGCATTCCGGTATCTGGAATAAGGTTTAACTTTTCGCTTTTTCCGTTCTTCCCACAACTCTTCTAAATTATCCATTATCTAGGCATAGTCCTAAAAGTCTCTCGGTTCATTTTCTTGAAATTCGCAACACACTGGAGTCTCTCTTCTTCACTCCCATAAGAGTCAATCGCCTCTTGGCGCTCTCGATCCCGCCGCGCCTGGTCATCCTCAACCCTTTGGGCAATCAGCTTCTGGCCGATTTCCTTCTGCTTTAGGGCACAAATCCCTATTAATTGTGCGGGGATATTATCGGTCTCCCAAAACTTTAAGTTAGTCCTACATAAATGTAAACAGCTTTGCTCATACGAACCAAAACCTAACTCGTCTTTAAGGGCCCGAAACCATATTTGAAGCTCCCAAGCACCCTTTTCCTTCATTCCAAAGGCGTAGAGGATAGTAATACCTTGCATAAATTGTTCCCAGGTCATATATCCGAATAGCTCCCTACTGTAGGATCGTAGTTTAAATAAGCGACACCATGCTTGCCGTTTTCTCTAAACCTGATCTTCTGAACATGGATCTGGACTTCCCGGTTGGGCTTTTCAGAAGGCTCAGGCGGAGTAAGATCACGCCAGATAGAGATGCAATTGTCCGCCTTGTTGTACCAGTGGGCGCTTCCCGAAACATCGTACGGGGTGACCACAGGGTATTTTTGAGCCTCAGTCTTTACCAGTTTCGTGGGGTGCGCCATGATCCAAACATGGACCCCGCGCTGCCTGGCAAACCGCCGTACCTTGGACAGGGAGGAGCTTATGTACTCCGTTTCGGTAGAATAAGCCGGACGTGTGTGGTCAAGCTCATTCCAGGGGTCAATAATCAGCCCCTTTATCCCCTTTCGCAGCACAAGGTCCTCGGCCCTTTTTAAAATCAAGTCAAGAGTAGGAGCGTCCCCCTCCGGCAAAATAAAAGTAAAATGCTCATCAAGCCAATAGACCGCTTCAGTAAGCTGAGACCTGGTCATTCTGCCACACGGGCCCTCCTTGAACGGGAGCTCTAGAAATTTGGCTGCAAGTCTGCCTACATGGCTTTCGATCGGCTGGTTTTCAGGGCTGCACACTCCGAAGCGCCATCCGTGGTCCCGGGCTAAATTTATCTGGATCTGGTCCAGAAACTCAGACTTCCCGTTAGAAGGGGACCCCGAAACCAGCGTCCACTCCCCCGGTTTTACAGAATAGAGGTCTTTCAGACCGTCAAACCCAACTGGAGTGCCGCCCTGCACCCCATTATCGTAAAGGTCAAAAATCCCCCCACAGAGACTCTCAACGGAGATTACCCCATCAATATTAACGTAGGGGGCTGAACTAATAACGCCCTCAAGCATTTCACTCCCGTAGAGCATCAGAACCTCGTTAAAGTCCTTGCAATTTTCCGGCCAGTTTACCTCCTTGCACTTCGCGGGTCCCAGCCTTTGGATAAGGCGTGTTTTTAACTCTTCACCCTTGGCATCGTTATCGACACCAATAATATGAACTTTAATATCTAGCAGGGACTGCGGGGGGTCATCTAAAAAGGTAAGTTTACTCCCCGCGCCGGATGGGACACTCACGCAATTTTCAAACCCGGCTACGTCAGCGGAAAGCTTGTCAATTTCACCTTCCACCCAAATAAGTGTGTCACCCTTGATATCGTCATACCCGTAAAGGCAGATTTCCGCGCCAGGGTCCATACTAAAACGTTTCTTCTCTCCTTCTTTCTCGTAACGGTATTTTGTGTTGACGTGCTCGCCGCCTTTAAAATACGGGAACTTCAAGGTTATGCCCTGATCCCCCAATGATGCGTTAGCAGGCGATGAGTCGGCAATCATATTCCTATCTAAAACCTCGTCGTGGATGCCTCTGTTGTTTAAAATCGTGGATCCTCGTGTGGTCATAGGTGTTCCAGTTAGGAGTTCTGGAGGCTTGGGCGCTTTTTTAAGAGATGAGGAGCTGTCCCCATCCGGGGATGCTCTCTCTTCTATGCACCCGGCCCACCCACAGTTATGACAGTTATAAACACCCTCATCAATGTTCACACTTAGGCATGGGTCCCTGCTTTTTTTCCGGCTGGCGCTGCATTCAGGGCATAAGGTCTTCGTTTGGCCGGCCCGCTGCCCATGAATATCAATGCCCAGCTCGTGAAATGTTTTCTTCAAAACACCAACCTCCTGGAAGTCCCGCAGTTAGAATTAGCGGCACGTTTTTTGGTGTCTCCCATCTGTGCCACAATTTTATCAAAATTATTCCGAAGACCGCTCGCGCTTAAGACAGTAGACGCCCAGAATCTATTGTCATTATTCGCGTACTTAAACACCTCTTTGATCTGCTCCGTGGTTCTTTTATCCACCACGCGCATCAGCCGCACATCATTTGCCCATTTTTTAAGATCCGGCTCCTTGGTCGTTGGGTACAGACGACTGATAGATACCCAGAAAGAAGTGGCTATTTCAAGATCCTCTGAGGAAAAAAAAAGCTTTCTAGGGGCAGGCTTTTCTCGCCCCGGGGTTTTATTCTTTTTTACTTCTACTTCTACTTCTAGGGGCGACATTTTACCGTCATTGTTCTGCCCCTGCGCAGCCTTTTGTCGGCACCTTTTTGTGTAATTGTCGTGTCTTTCCAATAGTTTAGGGTCGCTGATTCTGATAAGCAAATCAGAACAAACTACTTTAAAACCAAATAGCTTCTCTAGTGCTTTTAAGAAGCAAACAAGTTGCTTTCGTTTTACTTTCAATAATGAACACCATTCAGTTGAAGGTTGTTCATAATGGCACCGGTCGGTTTCGTCCATTTTATGCGCAAGAACTTCTTGAATTCTAAAAAACCAACCATAGCCAGCGTAACCAAATTGGCTGATTAGGGCCTTCATGTTTTCGTCATCCTTGAGCGCGGTACGGTGCTGAAAGTATTTCATTATTTTTTCCTCGACAGGCACTTTTTACAAGTAGTGTCTCTCCATTCCAGAGAAGTTGCGCCGGGGAACTGAGAGCCGCAAGCGACCGGAGAGATGTTGTAATTTAGGTTCCCGGACGCCTTATTTAGCTCTTTATGGATGGTTCTGCCTTTAGCTTTCATGGGTTTTCTCCTCCACTTTGGGTTTTATGAACTCCTGCACCTTTAGGAAGGCGCTCTTTTGCCCTTTAAAAAAGTTTCGGTACAAATCCCCGAGACTTTTGTCGTCTATTTTTTCCTGCACCTTTTCCAACGCGGTCTTTAGGCGCTCCTCAATTTTTACTCCGGCGCATTCGTCACTCAACACCCTTCCCCCTCGCCGTACCAATCTCGGCACTTCTGGCAAAACTCCCTTCCCTGCTCATCGGGGGGAAACAAATCCCCGCAGTTAAGACAAATAGCCTCATCCTCACCCTCTCTCTCGTCTTCAAGCTCATCATCGTAAACCATCGGAGCACCTCGCAATTTAAGTTTGGCAAAAGTTCGCTACGAAAAACGGGGTGTCAAAAACCCCACACCGTTGTATAATTAGGTCGTTATGCTCTACGTCAATAATTGTTCCTACTGTTGACGGTAATTTAGGGTCCCAAAGCCCCTATGTTTTCAGGGTCTTGCGGGGCGTCATTTTCTTGACCCCCATTGTTTGCTACAAGTTTGTTATACTTACGCTGGTCTCTGCGCTTTGGGCGCTCCTTTTTGTACCCCT